ATGAACAGTTGCGTGCCATTGTCGGCCATGCTAACTGCTCCAGTGCCATACACCGTGCCAATCAATGTGGCCGCATAAGCATTGTCGATTTTATAAAGCTCAATGCCCGATATGACAAAGGCAATGCCATCGTTTGATGAGAAAGCCCATAGGCCACGAATCGGGCCAGTGCCAATGGTGTTGAGCAAACGCAAGCCTGGGGCGCGGTTTAGGAACGCAGGCTCTTTACCAGCCTCAGGAACAATCTCAGGAAAAAGATTGACCATTCTGGCATCCGCAGCGTTGACGCTACGTGCCACATAACTAGAGCCAAGAATCGGCGTCTTCATTAGTAGTTACCGGCATAGATGTTGAAACGCTGGCGGTTGGCCACTAATGCGTAAGGCAGCGCCATCACGTCATCTGGGTTGTTGATGCGCTTGAGATCACGCTTAGAAGTCATGGCAATACGCTGAACCTGTGGGCTTGGCTCAACGCCAAACTCAGGGGCAAACTCCATAGCCAAGTTGTATGTGAACGCACGCAGATAGCCAGGCGGGTAAGCCAACACTGTTGACAAGGTAGCGGGCTTGTCTAATTCTTGCACCGACACAAAATGAAACTCTAAGTTTTCCGTGGGCCTTGGATAGAGGTATATCTCAATATCAGGAAACGTCATGTTGACCCACATAACTTGTGGGAACGTGGACGTAACGGTCTTAACAGCAATACCGTTGTACTGCTGTTGGTTGATCATCTTGATGCCATACGACACGCCACTAGGCGCTTTGAAGTATGTTGCATCGTCTAGCAAAATAGGACGGTTGCCTACAAAGTCACCTGTTGGGCCAAGTGTGCGGCTGATAAGACTTGCAGGCCAAGTAAAAACCTGATCTTCTGTGCAAAACACCGACAAACGCTCAGTGTTCCAACTGTCAATCATCTGATTGAGCGCCATCAAAGCGTCTTGTGACGTGGCCGCAGAGGGCGTTTCACCTTCAGCAAGCACGCCAAGGAGCCGAAGCGCCCGATTGATTTGTTCGCCAGCGGTGTACGTTGTCATGCTTAGACCTCTTCAGTGGTCACTTTTCTACGGCGTTTAACTTCCAGCACGTTTACAGGAGCCGCTTCAAGTTCAGAAGACGTATCTGGATTATAACGAGTCCAGCCATTTTTTTCATCTGTTTCGGCTTCAAGTTCCATTGTGGCAATTTTAGCGCCGTGGACAGGATGGACTAGAGTAATGTTCATATTAGAAAAGGGGGTGATCAGCCCCCTTTTGGTTTACAGGACGTGGAGTACAGCAAAGTTTAGTACAAAAGCCTCAGACAGCGCCCCTCCCGAAAAGTTGCGTATTGTGATTACGCAACTTCCAGAGGTTTTGCTAGAAATCCAGCAGTTGTAAGCACCAGCGGTAGCACCAGACGCAACGCTCAGAATTACAACATCATTGGCGCTGATTGTGCTGTTGTTCAAAGTGAACGAAACATTTGTAATGTTTGCCAAAGAGGCGCCGTTCAGTGTGATCTGACCAGCAGACTTGTTCAGCGTGACCGCTGTGGACTTGTCTGTCAATTGAGTCACTGTGCCGCTTGCTTCTGCGGTGTAGCCCAACTCGCCACCAGCCAGTACAAAGTTAGACCCAATGATGTCTTGGTCTTCAAAAGCAACGCCAATTGATTTGGTATTAGAGGTCATAGTTGTTCCTTTTAAAATGAGGGCCGAAGCCCCCATTGTTTACTTCAAGAAGGCCGAGTAAGCCGCGTCGCCAGTACGCACAAAACGGTATGTGTGTGCGCCGAAACGTGGAACAGTCACAGAACCAAAGATCGTAACGCCAGTGCCTGTGGTAACAGGAACGGTAGACGATGCTCCGGTGTTGTTGTTGTTGCAGATTGTTAACTCAAAAGCAGAGCCAACTTTTGCGCTAGGAACGGCTGCATCAAGCAACGCTGCTGTGGGCAGAGTCACGGTCAATGTAGCATCGCTGCCTTTGTTGCAAACAACCAAACCAACAACTACTTGATCAGCGGTCAACGTAGTGTCGCCAGTCAAGGTTGTGGGAATAGTTTGAACCGTCAGTTGTGCTTCGAGCAAGTTGCCGTCACCAATTTGATAACCGCCTGCGCCATTAGGTAAAGCCATGATAATTTCCTTAAAAAGATGTTAAGACGAAAGGGGCCGAAGCCCCGTTCAGATTAGCCCCAGATGCGGCAGCCCATTTGTGGACGGATCGTATTGAAACCGTACAAAACGTCAATACGGCAAGGCATACGGTCATTGTTAATATCGTACTGACGCACGACACGCAAAGAGATACCGTTGTGAACTGCGCGAGCAGCCATGTCAACGCCTTGTGGCAACAACAAGTCCGCAGTGGCAAACGTGATCGCATCTTTGTGATAGACCAAGTTCTGAGCGTACTGGCTAGAAGCCGCACCAACGAACACAACGGCCTTACCAGCGGTAGGGAAGCTGTCCACGGTGGCCAAAGCATTGGCAGAAGTGTAGATAGGAGCAACAGTCACAGTGATTGCAGTGCTAACAGCAGTTGCATCAGCCAAAGCTACGAACTGGAACAACGAACCAGTGGATTCACGGGTCTGTGGGTTCACAGCAAAGCAATCAGCAACAGTGAACACGTCACCGGCTTTAACTGTCAGGCCAGAGCCAATAGTCAAAGCAATGCTTGCAGCGCCTTGAGAAGCCACAGTGGTGGTCACAGAGTTACCAGTGGCAACGCGTGAGCCAGTTGTGTGCTGCTTGATAGACTGAGACATGTTGATCTCGTCAAAGCCCAACACGCCAGTGCCCATCATGCCGTTCTTAAACTGCTTGCTGATGGTGTCTGTAGGATTGAACAAACCCTTCATGCCTTCAACCAAACCAGCGTTAGCGGCAGGGTTGACAGTGGCGTAACGGGGGTTCATCACAGCGGCGTTTTCGTTCAGCTTCTGTTGGGCTTGGAGCAAGACCAAAGAAGTTGCGGGCGTAGTGCCAGGTGTACCAACGGTGTTACCGATGGATTTGTACGCATTGGCCACGTCAGCATCAATAGAAGATGCCAATTGGCTGATACGAGGCTTTAACACACGCTCTGCAAAGTCGTCCAATTGCATGGTCAATTCAGCAGATGTGAAGTTAACACCGATGTGCTTTTGTGAAGCAACAGTCAGTGTGGTGAACTGCTCGTTGTCGTCTTGCACTTGCAAGGCGGCTCCGTCAGTAACCAAAGCGCGGTCAGGTAAACGGATACGCAATGTAGAGCCGATTTTTGCGCCTTCAACAGCGAAAGAGTCGTCATATTGGCGGTTTACGTTACGGGTGATCACCAAGTTGTTCTCGAGGATTTCGAGAGCCTTACGGGTGATCATGTCAATCGTCAGAATACTATTAGACATTTCAGTCCTTTCAAAAAAGTCAAAGTTTTAGCGGTTCTGCGCTTCCCACTTCTTTATCTGTCGTTTGCGTTCAGCTTCAATCCACTGCGAATCCGTCATGGTCTTGGTAGACCTTGGATCAGTAGTGTCATAAGCCGACACTCCAACGGAGCGTGCGGTGACAGGAGAAATCGGCGCTGGCGCAGATGTTGTTTTCTTAATCAGGGGCGTTGAAACCAATTTGGCCTCAATTTTCCCAATTTCTTTCGCCTGACCGAGTGGCGTCATGCGTGAGATTCGATCCGCTTCTTTTGGATTTGAGCCAAGGTAGTACGCTAACTCAGGCCCAATGTCCGAAGACTGGATCGTTTCAGCCATCACGTTGGTAATAGGAAGTTTAGGGTTGTAGGCGACTTGTTCAAAATCGTCGTACTTTGTCCTAGCTTCTTCTTCAAGATCGTGATAACTCTCAAGAACAGCCGATTGCTGCTTGGCCGCTTCACGTTTGGCAATCAGTTCTTCAGCTCTTTGATAGGCCAATGCTTCCGCATAGGCTTCAGGGCTTTCAAACTGGTCAACGGATGCAGTTGGCGCAGCTTTCACGATTTGCGTTTCCGCAGACCGATTTAATTGTTCTCTTTCCCACTTACGTTGCTCTCTTGCGAGGCGTTTGCCAATCATCGCGTCAATTTCAGCTTGGGAGTATTTTTTCTCTTCAGCTTGCTCGACTTGATTCTCAGCGACTTCCGGCGTACTTTCAGCAACTTCAGGTGTGGCCGTCACATCCGTGGTTGGCGCGGAGTCTACTTCCGCTAGGGCTTGGACTTCTTGAGTCATTTTTTCTGAATCCTAAGATTCCTCGGTCAACTGGGCCGATACAGTTTAATCTTACACTAATTTATACAGCAACGCCTGGGAATACCCTACGCATGACAATTTTATATGTCAAGCCGTAAGTTGTACTCGTAACATTCATCTGAACATAACTAGGAATGGTGTAGGTCAGACCTGTTGGCGTGCCAGCGGTTGTTGTCAGGGCTACGTTACCCAATGTATAGGTCAAGCCTGTTGGCGTTCCCACAGTTGTTGTTATTGCTACACCGCCTACAGACGCAGACAAGGTAAATGTTGTGCTTCCATTAGTGGCAATGATGTAATAGGTTGTTGGGTCGCTGTAACCTGTAATTGTTCCAGTGCCACCCAAAGTGCCAGAGATTGTGATCGATGCGCCAACAGTCAATGTTGTGGCAGCACAGCTAAATTGCCCAGAAGTTCCAGTAATTACAACTGTTGACAAAGTACCCGTGTTATAGGTATTCGACAAAGTGAATGTTGTCGTGCCGTTTGTGGTGATAATGTAGTATGTCTTAGGGTCGGTATAACCCGTAATAGAGCCTGTACCGCCAAAGGTTCCAGCAATCGTTACGGCCATTCCCTCAGTCAATGTTGAGGCTGTGCAACTGAACTGACCCGCA